ACTCCAGCCAATTTGACGAACCTTATTTAAGTGACGTTGTATGTGATACTAGCGTCAAAATTATGGAGAATAAGTAAGAGATTAAAATTCTCCGAAGACCATGAAAGGTTATCTGTGGCCTAAAGCACAGTATGAGTTAGACATGACTCTAACAGGTTCGTCATTTATTGTAATAAGGAAACGATGATAGATTTAACCGGAAAACAATTCGGGAGATGGACGGTCATGGGGCACGATCATACGGAACGCCGAGGTTCCAACTCTGATAGGTATTTACAGTATTGGAAATGCAAATGTATTGAGGGAAACGAGAAGATTGTTGAAGGATTGTTTTTGCGGCGAGGCTCATCAAAAAGTTGTGGATGTTTGAAAGACGAGGGTTATATTTGTATGAAGCATAAAACTCTACCATTTATGTATTTATTCAATAGATTAAATACTATAGCGAAATCCAGAGGATTAAGCGTCGGATTTACCTATGAAGATTTTCTCACATTTACAAAAATATCTAAGTGTCATTATTGTGAAACTAAAATTACATGGTATCCTCATTCTGTAAAAAGGGAGAATACTACTTATAGTTATAATCTTGACCGGACGGATAATTCCGAGGGATATACTAAAGATAATTGTGTGGTTTGTTGTAAAGAATGTAATAATGCTAAAAATAATTTCTTTACTTATGATGAAATGATAATTATAGGTAGAGCTATAAAGGAAATTAGGCAAAAAAGAATGGAAGGTAAACTGATCGGGGTATCAGGATAGATTGGAAATCTATACGTGCTTTAACTGTGCATCAGAATCGTGCTCTGTGCCTTCCGCCAATTTTCGATGCGACTGCAACTAGCGATGAAGGTTCGATTCCTTCGTAAAGTGGAACGCAAGTCAGGGGTATGGATTCCGCTAGGGCCATATCAGCATCAACAATTTTTATGTCGCACGGACCACATTCCTATTTGAAACTTAGAAGGGGAGCACGGGGAGAATTAGGAACATGGTACAGTGGATGGGTAGCACCCGCAACCAAGTTTGAAAAACGAAGTGCGTCCCGCCGAGTGCGACATGCAAAAGACGTTCCCGATGGCAAAGCATATCGAAGGCTTTGGGGATATTGGGAATGGTGCTAATGGTAGGTTGGCAGAGCACGGCTTATTGTACCTGTTTCGAAAACAGGAGTGGCCTAAAAACCACCGGGGGTTCAAATCCCTCACCTACCGCCATTTTTCCCAAAAAAAGATTTGACAACCTTCCTCGTTTGTGATAATCTGTGTGCGTAACGTAAAACTTTAACACATACATATTATGGAAACACAAGAAATCGGTATTTGGTTCTTACTACTCAGTCTTCTCATTCCTCGCTTCGTCCTCTTCTTTTGGTGGATGACAGGAAATCTTCCCTATAACACAACGCCCTTCGCCGCAGATGCAATCTGTGCCGTTTTCCTTCCAAGGGTGCTCGTTATGGTGTACATCTACCAAAACATGGGCCTCGGCCCGTGGTTCTACATTCACTTGGTTGCATTTGTAATTGCGGCAGGGTACAATCTCCTGCACTTCGAGAGCAACATAGAGAAACTTAAGAAACTTGGCAATGCCTAAGTCAGACTCCATCTTCATCAAGTGTCAGTGCGGATGTTGCTCTTTGCTTGAAGTGAACTTTGACGACCTCTTCGATGACAACGGGCAATGGCAGTTCAACGTTGCTATGTGGCAAACCCATTCGGGGACTCGGCCAATGTCCAAGAAGGAAAGAATTCGGTGGTGTGAGCATGTAATGAAAACAGGCAAGCCGTGGGCAGACCACACCATTTTGAGTAAAGAAGATGCTCTGCGGCTTTCCAAGTTCATCCTAAAACATTCCAAACCTATCAAATAAAATGGAACCCCCACGACATGGAGCGCACTTCGGTATGCTGATTCCTAAAACGGAAACTACGGATAAACCTGAGACAAGACCTGTCAAGTACGTTGTCGTACGAGATGGTCACAGAGTTTCTGACCAAGAATATGATTCGCCTACAGACCCGCTTTGCGTGGCCGAAATAAAGTTCTGGTCAGGAGTATCCAAGGGCCGCTCTTATGGGGAAAGGGTAGAGGCGGTTCAATACGATTCAAAGAAACATCGAGTGTGGTAACGGGGATGAAATAGTATTACATTCAAATGCGTCAGCCGCCTTCGGGCGGCTTTTTTTATGTACCTTTGCCAGTACGTATCTCATATTTATTGGTATGGTCAAAAGAAACAGACAGGCCACAATGAAGGAAAACGAGTTATATATCTTACCCTCTCCAAACGATGAGATGCGAAAATTTGTGTCCAAATTTAAGGTGGACATGATGGAGCATGTAGTTTCTAGTATAAAGTTTGCAGTTGAGAATAAGCTTCCTATAGTGGAAGTATTCCAATTTAAGGACTCCCCCTTTGTTGTGACCATAAATGAACGGGAGTTCGTGCCGAATCTCTCACACATTCGCCAATATTACATGGAAAATGAAATGTACGAATTGTGTCCACGAGTAGAAACGTTATGCGAAACACTTAAGAAGCATGAAAAAGAAAAACCTGACACCAACGGACCTAATTCAACCAATAGTTAAAGACAACAGCCCTATTATCCCCCAACGTTCAAAACTCAAGTCAGTCCTCAAAATATATCATCGAGAACTGACCGATAAACAGAAACAATTCCTCGCCCTCGCTGCCGACAAGACCGTAAAAGTCATTTTTGTCTCTGGCCCCGCTGGCACCGCAAAAACATACCTATCCATTTACCATGCTCTCACCATGATAAACGAGAAGCGTGTAAGTGACCTCATTTATATTCGTAGTGCGGTTGAATGTTCCGATGCCAAACTTGGGTTTCTTCCCGGTGAGGCCGATGAGAAGATGTCGCCGTACATTCAGCCATTGCTCGATAAACTAACCGAACTGCTCCCGAAGGGTGACATTGACGTTCTATTCAAAGAAGAGCGTGTAACGGGCATCCCCGTGGGATTTCTGCGTGGTTTGAACTGGAATGCGAAGGCTATTATTGCCGATGAAGCCCAGAACATGACCTTCAAGGAACTTTTCACACTTATTACACGCATTGGGGAGTTCTCGAAAGTATTTATACTAGGCGACCCAGAGCAAAGCGACATCAATGGTAAAAGTGGCTTTATAAAAATGATAGGCCACTTTGACGACGACGAGAGTCGTGCGAATGGAATACATGTATTCCGCTTCACTGAGGACGATATTGTCCGAAGCGGGCTTGTTCAATTCATCATTAGGAAGATAAAAAAGACACTGTGATCGCTATTTATCGTATATGGCAAATAAAAGAGTATCAGAACTGGCCCCCATCGTTGCTGCCGATTTGGACTTTGCAGACCTCCTGCTTTTATCCGACATCACAGCACATGAATCTAAGAAATTAGCGTTACAAGACCTTAGCAGTTTCATTTTGCTTGGTGGGCTTCTCACGGGGTCTCTCTTTGGCACTGCCAGTTATGCCATTCATGCCCTCTCGGCATCGTATGCTCCATTCATTTCGGCATCGTATGCAAAGACCAGTAGTTGGGCTTACAACATCTCCACAGCTTCTTACGCTTTGGCTGCTTTGTCTGCCTCTTATTCATTGAGTAGTTCTTATTGTATTACGGCATCGTATGCGCTTACGTCTTCTGTGCAATTGGTATATTCATCTGCATTTGCTGATTACTCAAGAACTGCTTCATACTTGCTTTTTACTCCCGGCTCTACAAATGGAACTGCCTCGTATGCGCTTTCGGCTTCGTATTTCCTCGGTACGGCACAAGTCTCAGCTTCCTATGCTTTGACATCATCATGGGCATGGAACTCCATTACAGCATCCAGATCCGTTAGTGCTCGAAATGCTGATACAGCATCTTTTGTTTTTACGGCATCTTTCCTGTCTTTCAACGGTATTGCGAATGGAACTGCTTCTTACGCATTAGTTGCGGGGACTACGCTAAACCCGAGACGAGATTATGGTATTTTTAATGCCATTACTCAGTCAGTTTCATCATCTCGACTTGACCTGATGGCTGTCACACCAGCCTTGGGAGGTCTCAAGATAACAACGGTTGAAGTATATGGAACTATTGTTGTTCCATTCTCATCTTCGGTAAGTCCAACCAATGGAAGAATTGAACTTATCGCTCTAAATAGAGAATATGGGAATTCTCATTCGTTGGATGTATCATCAATATATGCGGATGTCGGAGGTAGCGCAGCAATTTCTGGAACATTGAAGTATCCATTTACTCTCTGTGGAGAAGCTTCGCTCTATGGGCTGTATAATGTTTATGTGACGGCTTCTAATGGTGTTTTTATTGAAGGTACACGAACAGCAAGGTTCAAGATTAATAGCGAAAGTGATCAACTTGCTGTCTCCACAGCCGAACCAATGATATTCACTTCGTATCCGACCAATGCGATCATGTTGTTCTCGTCAAGCTTACATGCGGGCGAGTCTTATTATGGTTCGGCATCTCAAGTCACTTTTTCAGGTTCATATGATGTGACAGAGTTGTTTATACCTCCATCTTCGGTAAACATTTTGAACTATACTTGGACGTTAACAAGTGCCTCAAAAATCACAGTGGACGACAACCCGGGATTGACATATCTGGGTGGTATTCCGGCAGCTTGTATATCTATGTCTGCCGCAAACTGTTCACTGACTGCACTCCCGACGCTGGTAAGTGGTAGCATATCATATCTGAATGTTCCCGGCAACAATATCGTAGCTGACTTGATATTGCCACATACAATGAGTTATCTTAACGTATCCAAAAGCTATTACGTTTCGTTTCCAACTATTATGCCGACTAATATGGCGGTTCTTATAGCCGATGGAGTTGGACTTATTCAAACGCCCATTTCCTTCCCAAATACATTACTCTCAGCGTCATTTGTGAATTGTCCATTATTGACAACGTGGAATCCCCCGCTCTTCCCTACAAGTTTGATATATTGGAATTCAAATGGGTCTCCTATGTCTAATTTACCAAGTTCAATGCCAGCGAATCTGGCATATATGAATGTAGCAAATAACAATTTGCCTTCGACAACCATCGGAAGCATTGCTACGAGCCTAGTGTCTAATGGATTGAGCAATGGATACTTAAACATTCTCAATAACCCCGGCAGTTCATCGGCCACTAATATTGTGACAAATCTCACAACTTTAGCCGCTAGTGGATGGACGATAGTATCTTAAGGATTGACATATGCCAGAATTCAATATCAAAATCAGTGAACTCAATGGAGTAACGCCAAATCCTCCATTTACAGAAGATTTTTTCCCGTTGGTTCACAGTGCGTCAATGACCACTTACCGAGCCACTCTTCAAGACATCGGCTCGTTGATGACCCGTTCTATTTATGCGGATACTGCATCGTACTTGCTAAGTGCTATTTCAGCATCTCATACTCTTTACTCGGATTCGGCGTCTTATGCTATTAGTTCTTCCCATGCCATCTCAGCATCACACGCTCTCCGAGCAGATTCGGCTTCTTATTATCCTCTTGCAAGTACAGTAATATCTTGTTCATGGGCATCGAGTTCGCTCCAATCGTGGTATGCGACTCGTTCTATTGATACAGATATTCACGGCCAACAGTTCTTTTTCCCGTGGTGGAACACCAACAATATTGCGGGTACAAATGGAGCGTTATCATCTTCCAGCCCATTGTTTTTTAGCCGAAGTCAAGGTAATGATGCCTATGGTCCAATTGTAATAGACCCAGCTTGGAGTTTTCAATTTACTAATGATTACTCTGTGCCTTCTCCCACTACTTATCCGTGGTTTTCACAGTCGGGGTGGTGGAATCCACACAACAATGCGAGACCATCCGATCTATCACCCGACCCCGCAACCTCCGCTGGAGTTGGAGGATTGTTTAGTCCGTGGCCAATTGTTTCGGGATTATTTTGTGGAACAGATCAAAAAGCATGGTACTATTCGACTGGGAGTGCTCTTGCAGTTGAAAATACTATTTGGTCGGGGAGTTATGCTTCGGGGTCAAGGAGGCCATTAGATCGAAGCTATGACCAGATTTTCAACGGAAAATGGTTGCGTATTGCGGTTACTAATACAGGCCCGGACTTTCCAACAACTCCTCATCTTGCACCAAACGTAGCCGCAGGCGAAACCCCGGGGTCATGGAACCATACTGGAATGTTTGGGCGTATGCGCCTTCGTATAGGCTCCTCCAATTATGGGGGCGGCTCTAATAAAACTTGCATAGTTGATTTTGATATTGAAAATTATTACTGGTCGTCTCACATGTCGGCAAGAGTGAACCATGTTGAAAATGTTAATCTTATTAAATCAATTCGTTTAACCAAGAACTCGTCGAATTATGTCAACGATCCGTTCCAGACAATAGATATTCTCTTAGATGGATTTACTTCTTCCGACCATATAATGGATATGACTTTCCAATCGTGGGGCGGCATAAGATTTTTGAATTTCCCGAATCTTGATCCTCCCCGAATCATGGATACCGGAAGTAATAATATTCATCAGGATACCAATCAATTGATTTTCCCTGCTCGCCCGGGATTTTATTCTACCTATACCAACACTGCCGACTACAACACATATAACATTTTTGGTCGTAATGTTATTATTGACCCAACAGCAAATGAAATTACAGCATCAGGTCAGATGTCGGCGTTTCAACATTCGTTGAACGTCAGTGGTAGTATCAATACCAACACCAAATACTACTGCGACAATCAAGTGGGGTTGACTACGACAGTTACTTATGGTACGAACACGTTGACTTTCGTGGGAGGTATTCTGGTTAGCAAGTTCCCACCATAAGCATATACGTATTTACAGGCGAAGCCCCTTTTAGGGGCTTTTGCTTTGTACAGGGATATTTATAACGTATGAAAGACCGTATTTTTAACCGTATTGTTCGGTTCGACATTCTCCTTGGGCTTACCGCAGTCGTCATTGCCCTTGTAGCAGCATTTTTCTCTGTGTATGGTATTGCGACCCTCTTTGCGGGTGCGTTCGTCCTGACGGCCTTTATGGCCTCTTCCCTTGAAATTGGGAAGCTTGTTGCTGTGACGTTTCTTTACCGCTACTGGACGAAAACACAGAAATTCCTCAAATACTACCTTAGTATAGCTACTATTGTACTAATGCTTGTCACTTCTATGGGTATCTTCGGGTATCTGAGTGCTGCTTATCAGAAGTCATCTATTGAGTTCAAGGCAGGGCAGGAGAAGATTACAATGATTGAGGGACAGAAGGTCTATCTGACTGACAAAATTTCCCAGTCCAAGTCTCGTATCAATACTTTGAATGAGATGCGGAAATTACAAGAAAGTCGAATGAATGAATCGCTTACAAATGCTTTCTTGACCCGAACTCCTATTCAATTCAAACAATTGCAGGACCAAACGGCTGAGATGATTAAGACCGCCGATGCTAACATCGAAGCGGAACAGACTCGTATTCAGACCACAACAGATGACATTGCCAAAATTGACCATCAAGTAAACGAGATGAAGTTTGCCTCGGCCAACAAGAAGGACATTCGTACCTTCCAATTTGTTGCCGATCAGTTTGGGACCACGTTGGATAAGGTTGCTAAGTGGTTCATCTTCACTATCATTTTCGTGTTTGACCCGCTCGCAGTGGCTCTTATCTTGGCTTACAATGTCGTGACTTATAAAAAGCCCGATGAGCCAGAGAGGAAGTTAACCAACGTCAACAATTTGGAAAAGGTGACGTTAGTTAACCCCCCCCAACAATCAACTAACTCCGAAATTCCGAAAAAAGAGGAGATAGTTGATTCGCCGAAACCTGTAACCAATCCCCCCGTAGGTTCGTCTATTGACACCATAAATGCCGGTGAATTGAAGCCTCGGCCAAGTTGGCTACAGTAAATATAATAAGTTGACAGATTGTTTATATAGTGTATCATTATGGGAACAAGGTAGAAAAATCTACATTTTCATTTATTACTCTATATGTATGCGTCAGTTAGTCATAAAAAAATGTCTCCACAAGACACTATGGATCAATCCGACATAACGTACACATTGGAACTTCTAAACGACGCAATCACTGAAAGAGATTGGGAAAAAGTAGATGAGGCTCGTGAGACCCTAAAAGAGTTTTTAGATGGTGACGAGTCTCACCTTGAAGAATGATATGATTACATTTCTATTGGCGTTAAGCCTAGTTATCTCTTTGGGACTTCTCATTACAGCTTACATCATCATCAGGCGGCTTCTCGCAAAAATTGATACGTATGAAGAGTGGATACTAGACTTCAAAACTGACGTTATAGATACACTTGAGCAGATGCGAACAATAGACCGAGGTTCAACGTTCAAGTCATCGTTTGAATCATCTGGTAAAGGAGCGTTTGAATCGGATGATTTAGTGAGTGGAGTTTTCAAAGATTTGCTGGCGCTAATCGAGAAACTCAACCAACGAACTCAATGAGAAAACACAAAAAGGTTACACGTCGTCCCCGAGCAGTCAAGCATCGTCGTAAAGTTCAGAAAAAGGTCATCCGCAAGCAAGTAAGGCATAAAAAGCCGAGGAAGCCAGTTGTTATTCCGGCGGTGACATTTTCTACGACGCCAATTAAGCTTCCCCGAAAACGACGTACCAAAAATGTCACCCGAATGTACTTCACTCAGGAGACTGAGGATGCTATTGTTCTGTACAACGCTACCGAAGACCAAGCAACCCGAGAAATTATTTTCCGAGAGAAAATCCTACAGCCGTTCCAAAAGCTTGTAGAGAATGTGTTCAACACATTCAAGTTCTCATACTTTGAAACTGGTCCACAGGATGTCCAGAAAGAATGTCTAACTCACCTTGTTGCTAATATGCACAAGTTTGACCCTACTCGAAAAAGTAAAAATGACCCCACTAAGAAAACAAGAGCGTTCGCTTATTTCTCTATCATTGCAAAGCATTATCTCATCCTTCTTAACAATACCAACTACAAGAAGTTCAATCAGAATGTTGAGATAAGTGAAGAGCGGGACGAGAATACTGTTCAGCTACAACAGGAAGATAAGTACTACGCCCAACAGGAGTTGACCGACTTCATCAAACTTATCATTGACTTCTGGGAAAAGAATGTCAACAAAATCTTTACCAAACAGAGAGACTTGAACATTGCCAATGCCGTCGTGGAACTTTTCCGAAATTCCGAGCGCATTGATGCCTTCAACAAAAAAGCACTCTACCTGTACATCCGTGAAATTGCTGCCTGTAAGACTCAACAAATTACGAAGGTTATCAATCGCATGAAGCAGTACCATGATAACATTCAGAAGTCATACATGGATCACGGAACCGTCAATACTGACCGCTACGCTTTATCTTAACACACAAACATATGACAAAACATGACAAGAAAGTTCAAAAAGTTCGTCGAGAAACTATTGCCAAAATCCAAGAACATCTCAACAAGCATAAGGTTCCATATTTCGTTTCGCCCGACAGGGGAGAAGCGGGGTGTGACCTGATTATTGAGGAAGATGGTGTTCTCAAACGAGTGAAATGCCAAGTGGGATGGCATAGAAATGGAAGTATCAATTTCTGGGTTACAGACCACGACTGCGAAGTGCGACGGTTGGACCTAATCTATGTTCACGACCCACCACTCAAAAAAGTGTACCGTGTTCCCGCACCAATCGCCTCGGATAGTTGCGGAACATTGAGATATATGCCTGTTTTTCACAGGAAGTTCGTATTCTCCAAAGATTACGAGGATTAACTCTTGATGACAAATCCCACAGGAATATTGCCCGAAATGGGCGGTATTCTCTATTTATGTACATATGAGCGATATGGATTTTGAGATTTTTTCTGGAAAGACTTTTAAGGATTTACTCCGAGAAGTGGTGGATAGGAGCGAAAATAAAAAAATGCAGATTGACACCCTGATTGGCGACCTTCGTACTCTTATCAAGGGACCGAATGATGTTGGGCAATTCATGCCCCGCATTAAAGAACTTCTCGAAGTCGGGGTGAAGAACGATGAACAACTCATTAAACTTGCCGCCGTAATTCAACGCATCGCTGCCGCCCAAATTGAAGCCACTGGTGGAGAAGGCGTTGGGTTGAGTGAGGAAGAAAAGGAAAAGCTGGTGAAGAATCATATGAATGACCTTGAAGCTTCGCTTAAAAATATCAAAATAGAAACCGAAACCCCCATTCCCAAGTAATTTATGTCTAGCATTGGATATTGGTCAGACAGTCCGAAACCTACTCGCTATCTTGATAGCTTTGGTGTTGCTACAAATCATACTACAGGCAAGAGTGGTAATCGAGAATTCCACGAATTAGAATTGGGTGTCGTGCTCGATATTGTATTGGATTTGAAGCATCCAATTTATATTGGCGCTAATTTATCACAGACAAGAATTGATACAAAACAATGGCCCGTAGATTTGACGGGTGTCCCACCCGCAGAAGGAGACCCCGATTTGACTTGGATTGGCCGTGTCTTGGTCCGTCCACTGGTTTCGGGTAAAATCACTCAAAAGGACAAACTCAAATGGGCTTATCCGCTTGAGAATAACGTTACGGAATATCCGCTCATCAATGAGACTGTTGTTTTGTGTGAGCAAGATGGTAAACTGTATTACAGCCGCAAAGTAAATCATCGTAATTGGCCAAACAATAATTTGGACTTTACACTTGAGGGGCTAACGTCTGGTACGACTAATACAGTACTGTTCAGCAAGGTTGCTCTCACAGGGAGCATTGAATCCAAGACGAATTGGAAAGGTGATTCGGGATACCACGGGTTTGCGGGACAGTATTTCTATGCTAATCCTAAAATTCGAACACTACACCGATTCGAGGGTGATTTGTTGTTAGAAAGTCGTCATGGGTCAGAAATTGTCATGAAAGCGTTTGACAAAACCCGTGACAATGACAGTGGAGACCCCAAGTATCCCGACTATAAAGATGGCGGCAATCCAATGCTTATTCTTCGCAACCGCCAACGTCAATTGCTCAAAGTCGGACAGACGCTTCCGTTGAAGCACAGCCCGAATCCTGCTACTATAATAGGAACAATCGAGGAAAAGAATGTAGGTGGATACCTCGATGAGAATATCAATCATGATGGGTCATCCGTTTACATGACGTGCGGACAGACTATTAGTGAGTGGGTAACAACTTGCTTCAAGAGAATGTTTCACGATGAAAAGGATGAAGAAGTTTCTAAGTTTAAGGGGCCAAGCACGTTTGTTTTTCCGAATCCGATGAAGGGCGACCAGATTGTCATTAATTCTGACCGTCTTCTTTTCTCGGCTCGTTATGAAGAAATTCTATCTTATTCCAAGAAACGCTATGGTATTTGTACTGACAACGAATTTACGGTTGATGCCCATCAGCAAATGGTGTTGACAACTCACACGAAGATCGTACTCAATTCTCCTGCCATCTATCTCGGGGAGTATGATGAAACTGATGAACCCGTTCTTCTTGGGCAGACAACGGTTAATTTACTTTGGGACTTCCTTGAAATGTTCAAGCAACATGTCCATAAACACGAACATAGCCATGTTGATGCCGGAGACCCATCACCACGCATGACACAAGAACCTATCAATCCGTTTGTTCAACAAGCCACGGCATTGCAAGTTAGACTTAAGAATCTTTTGAGTCGTCGTGTCTATGTAACAGGCGGAGGATTCGCTCCGGGGCAAAACGGAGCATCTATTCCAGAAGGCACTCCACCTGTCAAAATTGACGTGGGTAGCGGTGTGGGGGCACCGGGAGGTTTCAAAGGAGTATCGCATAGGACTTCGTAATCATATTTATACTCATATGAAAAAATCAGAACTCACACAACTCACACAGATAATTGAGGTTCTCGTTCAACGAGAACTCAAAAAGCAACTTCCAAAACTCATTGGGGAGGTATTCCAAAACATGGCTGGAAAGTCAATGGTTACGGAACATGTCCAGCCCGCCCGAAAGGATTATGTAGGAAAGGAAGTCGAAGAATCAGCAGTTCCAAAAGACCCCCATGAGTTTCGGGCATCTTTGAAGGAACTATTTGCAGGGTCAAGTCCCGTAACAAGAGCAGAGTTGGAGGATGGTGTAGCACCGCCCCCTCGTGTTATACGACAATATGCGAAAGACCCCGTTCTGAACCAGATTTTGAATGAAACTACGTCCGACTTAAGAGCAAGAGAGGGTATGTCGGGTATGGCAGCGTTCCACGGAGGATACAATCCCGGGATGCCCGCAGGTGGGACAGAAACGAGTATTCCAATCGGACAGCCTCCTATGCTGCGGGAAGGGCAGGAGAGCACTTATGCGCCGTTATCGGCCATTCCCGATGGTATATCTGCCTTGGACGTGGCAAGGGCGGGGATAACACCACCAGCCGTAACCGAGGCATTAACCAACTATGACCGAATGAGGAAAATCCTTGAAGCATCGAAGGGTAGGAGATAAAATGGCTAACGTCATCAAAAATACTCCTATCGGTATTTCATTCCCCATCCGAGATGGGCAATCCGGGTATTTTGAGCAGTCAACCGATAGTTTTACCGCCTATCGGATGAATATCACCAACCTTTTACGAACAAGGCAAGGTGAACGTCGTATGAACCCGACTTTCGGTAGCCGTCTATGGACCGTCGTGTTTGATCAAAACGATGATTTCGTGGCAAAAAAGGTCGAAAGTATTGTTTCGGAAGACATTTCACAATGGATTCCCGGAATCACGGTCTCATCAGTGGACGTGAAATACTAGAATGATGACAAAAGTGTGAACCTCAGAGATATTTATAAACTATACATCGTCGTCACTTTCGTTATTGATTCTATCAATGCGTCAGATTCGGTAGAACTTACTCTCGATGTGAATAAGGTATAAGATATGGCAACAACAACATCTAAAAATTTTGCTCCCAATAGCAAAGACATCCGCTACATCAACCGAGATTTCTCTCAGTTGCGTGAGGCACTCATTAACTTTGCCAAGGTCTATTACCCCAATACCTATAAAGACTTTTCCCCCGCTGCCCCCGGCATGATGTTCATCGAGCAAGCGGCTTACGTCGGTGATATTCTTAGCTATTACACAGATTACATCTTCAAGGAAACCACGATGCAGAGCGCCACTGAGCGCAAAAACATCATTGCCCTCGCAAGGTATTTGGGATATAAAATCAAACCATCCACGGCAGCAACAGGTGTGGTCAATCTCCAGCAAATCTGTCCCGCTGCGGGCGATGGAATGGGAACCTATTATCCTGACTCCAATTACATGCTGACGGTCAAAGAGAACACTCAATTTTCAAATAATCAAGGAACCTATTACGTTCTAACTGCGGCAGTAGATTTCGCTGTTAGTTCGTCGGTGTCACCAAGAGCCGAACAGGTTTACGCAAGAAATGATGATGGAACGCCGCAGTTCTTTTTGTTGACGAAGCAAGGCCCATTAAGTTCTGGACAGATATTGACCCGTGAGGTTGTTGTTGGAAATCCATCACCGTACTTCAAGATTAAACTTAGTGAGACAAATGTCCTTCAAGTCCTTGATATTGTGGACTCGGATAACAATAAGTGGTATGAAGTGGATTATTTGGCCCAAGGTATGGTGCCAATTGCTGTTCCGAACGATGCCCAGTACGAAGGGTCATTGTCGCAGTATAAGGATTCGGTTCCCTATATCTTACACTATCTCAAAACCTCCCGTAAGTTCATTACTACAGTAGATGAAGACAGCAACATGACTATTGAGTTCGGTGCGGGAGTCAATGGTGTGGACGATGAACTTGTGACATTTGACTCTGATTTGATTGGTATTGGGTTGAGTAACATCAACGAAGTTAATTTGCCGTTAGACCCCAGTAACTTCTTGACGAATGAAAACTATGGTATGGCTCCACAGAATACTGTACTTACGATACGATACACGATTGGTGGTGGATTACAATCCAATTGCCAAGCCGATGAAATTCGTAATGTAGTGTCAGCCGTGTTTGACAATCCTTCGGAGGGTCTATTGCCCGAACAAATCAATTTGCTTAGAACGGTGGAGAATTCTCTTGCCGTAACGAATCCGTCTCCATGTACGGGAGGCAAGGATGCGGAAACGGACGAGGAAATCAGACTGAACGCAATGGCGAATTTTGCCTCCCAGAACAGAACTGTAACTCAGAATGACTATCTGGTTCGTCTCTATTCGATGCCTGCTCAGTTCGGTGCTATTGCCAAGGCTCAAGTTATTGCAGACACTAGCTTGCAGGTGGGAATAAACAAAATTCTACTTGGCGTGGTTGACCATAATAACATTGCTCAAGTAGTTGACAACAGCGATAACAATTACTTTCGTCGAATTGCCTACGACAATACGAACCCATTTGCCATCAATGTTTACATTCTGACCTACAATGCTGATAAACAATTGATGAAGCCAAATACGGCCCTCATATCGAATCTGATTACGTATCTCAAGAGGTATCGTATGATTACCGATGGTGTGAATGTCATTGATGGCTACGTTATCAACATTGGAGTGAATTTTACCATCACAGTGTATAAGGGTTTCAACAAGAAGGATGTGTTGAGCAATTGTATCTCGATAGTGCAGGACTTCTTCAACATTGACCAGTGGAACTTCTCACAGCCAATCAATCTAAGCCAATTGCAACTTGAGATTGCTAAAGTAGATGGTGTGCAGTCGGTGGTAAGCATTGATATTTATAACAAGACCGCTTTGGATGGGAATTACTCTCCCGTGCAGTACAACATAGAAGCAGCGATTAAGAATGGGATTATTTACCCATCGGTGGACCCCTCGATTTTCGAGGTAAGGTATCCCGATAGTGACATCAAAGGCTCGGTACTTTAATATGCACCACTATATATTCCCATATCAGGACACGTATATCACCAACCGCCCAACGGGGTTGGATACGAAGAACTTTGGCGTTGACGAAATCCTCCAAGTGGGAACCGACAACTCTATTTTTGGATACATAAGCGACACTACAAAATACACTTATTCCAGATCAATATTTTCCCATGTTGGGGTGCAAAGTTTTACGGGAACCTTCACGGGTTCCATAACGGGAACCTCAACAACGTCAAGTGCAACGCTCTCGGGAAGTGTTACGGGCTTTTTCACTAGCTCATTCAGTGTTACAGGGTTCTCGGGAAGTATCACCAATGGTGAGACCATTTGTCTTTATGGCACCGCCTCGGGGGTGGATACTCGCCAGCAACGAAGCCGTGCGTACACGACATCTTCATATAAAGACCGTGCTCTGATGAAGTTTGATTTGACCACCATTTCGGCGTCAATGGCAACAGGCAGCATCATCAACCCAGCCTTCCACTTGAAGGTGAAGATTTGCAATGAGTATCAATTGCCAGTTGAGTATTCAATCTATGCTGCTCCAATTAGCGAGAGTTGGGAAATGGGTAAGGGCTACGCTTCCGATGGAGGTTCGGAGGAAGGAGCAAGTTGGGTCTATCGTGATTACTATGGTGGCAATCCGTGGGCTATAACTGGTTCAACATATACGTTGCCGTTCTGCTCTCAAAGTTTCCGATACAAATCAGCCGATATTGACATGGATGTGACTCCAATTGTCAATCAATGGCTTGCAGGACTCCCGAACAATGGATTTGTCATCATGTCCTCGGACGATTTCCACCCTACTGGGTCTGGGTTCCTTCTCAAGTATTTCAGCGAAGATACCAACACCATTTACTCTCCGTTCCTAGATGTAGCATGGGGTAGCGATTGGGAGTTTACAACTGGAAGCTACATGACGAGTAGTGTTGTAATCTCATATTCCTCGGGGTCTTCAACAACTGTACAGGCAGGTTCATCTCTCACGGGCGCTGGCGGGATACATGGTAATTTCAAGGGTGCAGCATTTTTGAATGTGTTTCCACATTACCTTACAGCAAGTAATGCCCTTTTCACGGGAAGCTTTCTTCAAAAGTTTACAGGAAGTTTCATCGGCTTATTCTATGGAGCAGTGGATAATTCCAATGGATTTTATACTGGTAGCGGTGACTTTTCGGCAAGCTATTTTACGGGGTCAGCCGATGGGGTTGATACTCAAGTAACAAGTGGTAGTGTGACGGGAAGCAACATCTCGGGGAGTCTCATGGGAGAGTTCTCTCTACCTTCATATTTGGGTCAGTACTCGGGGAGTCTGCAAGGTTCGGCACTTGCTTTCCAAGGTTCTGCCTCGGGATACTATCTTGACGAGACCAACTATTATTATGTCGGATTCATCTCGGCATCAGGACTTACCGGAAATATAGGTGGTGTTCCCGTCATTGGTCCCGTGGAAGGTTTGATTTCAATTAACAAGGTAACAGTCAACTTACCATCCGAACTTAAGACTCGCTGTGCGACGGCTCCGATGGAATCCCCATATGGAACTCCCAATTTCCCAACAACCTATAATGCATATACCTATCTCAATTTGGAGTGGGTTTGGGGTGGTGATGAAGTGGGATGGTCAAGCACGATTCCAATTACTCCTAATTCTTGTGTTACATCCTCGTGTGGAGTCTCACATTCAGTACAATTGATGACAGGTTCCTTTACGGGTGGACCTTTCGGTGGTGATAACTTTACGGCCTACTATGAGAACTACCAAATCCTTTTGGCAAATCTCTCGGGGTCATGGAATAGTGCATCTTTGATTGGGGCATCATGTATTATACCGATGCCTCAAGCATCCTACCCATACGTGACCGCCTTTATCAGTGGGTTGTATGTCAATGGTCGGGCACTGGGCCTTTACACTGTCTCCAGTTCTGTCAGTCAGAGTGTAGCCACAAGTGCAAGCTTCGTTGGTCAGTTTGTGGACGGTCCTCTTGTGGGAGGATACGTTACACTTCAACTCTCAGGAAGCGCCTCGACATCAGGCTATGCTTACACAAGTAGCGTGAATTTTACGTCTAGTTTGCTGAATCCGCTCAACACGGAGCGTCCATTTAGCATCAACCTTGGGAATCTGCAACCAGAGTATAAGGCGGGCGACATCATCAAGGTAAACGTTTTCGGACGAAAGAAGTTTCCGCTGAAATACTTCGGTATTTCCACTCAGCAAGAGCAATATCTTGTTCCCGAATTCTTACCGCCAACGTCTTATTATGCGTTGAAGGACAATCAGACTGACGAAATTGTAGTTAATTTCGATAGTTATACGCAGATAAGTTGTGGGTATCCCGAAGGAAACTACTTCCTTGTGGATACCACGTCGCTCCCGCAAGAAAGATACTATCGTGTCTTAATTCGGGTGGAAAATGGTCAAACGATTGATACGATTGACACTGGCAAGACATTCAAGATAACGAGATAAGCTATGGCCGACTTCTCCACTAACATCCTAGAGTTTCAGCAGAACGGAACTTATACTTACGAGTTTGATTCCGTTGGGAACTTGTATTTTAACAGTTCCTCGGCTGATTTCTCACAGGTTTATTTGAAGCTGCCGCTGACCAACGTGGTCTATAATAACTCTAAAATCGAGAAGTTTTATGACCCCGAGTTTCGAGAATTTGTGCCAAGTGTAGCTGTTGTTCCCACAGATAGTGTGGAAGCATTACAGCAACAACTGAGTGCTATTCAAAGTGAAAACGCAGGATTGCAGACACAGTTGGATAATGTTATTGCTCAAAGCACGGCAATTGCAGATTCATCTGGGCCAAACCAATTGGCAATCAAGCAAGTCATCTTGGAACTCCGAAAGACGTTGGGTCAGGGGCGGGTGGATTCTGACTTTTCGGATACATTCCCGTACACCAAAATAATCAAGCCACTACCACAAGCATAACATGGACTACACGTCATATCAGATAGTCTCCAATAGCTCAAGCAGCTTGAATACGGGTTCGTACTTGAACTCGACGGAGTATGCTATGTTCGTAAATGGATTCCAGCAAGACCTGTGGTTTGGCCTTTCGGAATATGATGTGGTTGAGGTAGGACTTTGGGATAGAGATAATAACCAAATGGGGTGGGACACCCTTTATCAGTCCAAGAGTTATGACACTGTAACAGTTTCGTATTTTAATACACTCAATAATGTCGTCTCCTATTCCTATCAGGAACTAAATCCTGACTACATTCTTCACAAGACGCAGGACATACTTGTTGACCCCGCCAATCAAGTATCCACTTCCTTCCATATTCCAAGCGGAAGCTATTTCATCACGTACAATAACACTCGTGAGATGGCAGGTTCACCAACGAATCCACTTATCATCAAAGATATTGCTTCGTCAAGGAAAGAGTTGAAACTTTATCCTCTCTCTTTCTTCAACGATTCATACACGGCTTTCTGTCAGCACAAATTCTTGATGAATGACGTATCATCGTTGTATATTCAATCCTTGAAGGGGTGCCCATATGGCCAGATTTACAACCAAGTCTCTCCACTTTACACAAAGGAGATAGCCACAATCAAAGGACTGTTCTTCATTCCTACTGACGGTGAAATGTTAACATTCTTCAAGAACATATACGAAGACTTGTTGATATATTCTTCGACGCCGGTCCTTTCCGTAACTGGATTGGATGTCGTAAGTAGGAACTTCATTTACTTACAAGGCATCAATACCTATTTTAACAACTATCTTCTCTCTAACTCGAAGATCATTGTTGATTTCGATGTTCTCGATGCTCATTTCCGTGGCTTTGTCTCGGCGTCGGTTGAACGAAAGTTTTCGGCGGCAGGACCACGCCCATCCCAAGAATATGTGGACGCTAAGGCATTCGTCTATGACTACTTTACCAAATATTTCTACGAGCCAGTCTCGACCACTCTACGAGCAGCTTACAATGACAAATACTTTGGGTACTTCAAGAATGCACTAAACGTTGGCAACAACCGATTGCTTCCAATTCTTAGTGTTGGAATGATGGACGAACGAACTAGCCCAGACGACCCGCTTACGCTTTTAGTCAAACTCAAGGATGAGTTGCCGACTGACCTGCCGACACAAACCTCTTGTTGGGCGTCTAACGTTTCTCTGACGCCATATGTTGTCAGTGCAATCATCACGAGTGATGTATCTAAAATTATTCACCCAATTGGTCCTCCGAATTTCTCTATACCAATTCCCAACGCCAGTCTTACAAACACAAATGTATCTTATACGGCTAATGATTTGAAGCAGGACGATCAAACTGAGCGTGACCTCACAGTTAGTAAGAATATCAATGAATTGTCCGTAGATTATACGAATTTCGAGAATTTTGTGGTGTTCTCGTCAGCCGAGATGCGGTTGAAGATTTTCAAGAACAAAACCATCAATCTCTATGGGCTTAGTGCGTCCCTAGACGTGTTGAATGACACGGCTGATACGTTCCTTGCGGCCAGCGGGAGTATTTACCCATACTATCAGTCAGAATACACTTCCATCCAAACTCAAATGGATGACATCGTTAATACCTTTGATGGTTACGAGTCCTACCTCTACAATAATGGAAGCTATGCTTTTCAGAATGGAGCATTCGTCAGCGCAAGTTATGTTGCTGACCAAGACACGCTGGCTACGGCATATGATAAGGATAACCGAGACAGCTTAATCAATACTTGCCCCGAGCATGTGCTCGTCAATTCGGACAACGATGATTACATCATCTTTTTGTCAATGGTGGGCCATTTCTTTGATACGATATACGTTTACATTGCCAATATGCCAGCGGAAAGGCAACTTGGAAATGATCCAACCAGTGAATTTACTCGCCGAGTTGTTGACTACATGTTAACGACATTCGGGTGGAAGACTGACGATTCCCTCGAACAAGCCAACCTACTCAATAATTACCTTACCAGCGACCAGATTGTTGGACTGAATAGCATGTCAGCAGAAGAGAGATTGAAAACGATTCGCAATCGTATTCTCAATACTCTCCCCCAGATTTTCAAGACAAAGGGAACAGAAGAAGCCATTCAACTCATCCTCGCATGTTACGGTATTCCATCCGTACTTCTAAGCGTCCGAGAATACGGTGGAGTAACATATGATGACCCGAAGGCTTCCTATACCCTCTACGAGCGTGTCTATATGCGTCAATGGGACACATCATCACGATATGACTCGTACGATTTACAACTCCCAACTGGTTCTCATACTTATCTGTTCAAGGTAAGTGTACCAAGTTCGGAGCCATATACCTACGGCAAAGAACAGATTCTCTTTGGTCGTGTAGAAACAACAAGCCGCACATCAATCGGGGCTTCGGGGGAATGGTCTGTTGGATTTATTCGAATTCCAAAAAAGGATAGTGGTAGAATGTTCTTCCGCATCGGGAATAAAACCCAAGAGTCCTTCAAATTGTACAGCCAAGAGTTCCCACTGTTCGATGGGAATATCTATAGTGTAATGCTTCGCCGAAATGCTCCTGATGAGGGGTTTGAATATGACTCCAACCCTGATGCTATTCCTGCGAAATATGACTTGTTCGTAAAACGAAACGAATTCGGGAATCAGCTTGTCAATTTAACTTCGAGTGCCGTTTGCACAGCCAGTGTGTCTAACATTCAATTTGGTGAGGGTGGTTTGCTCAAAATTGGTGGATGGTTTGCAGATGTCAATAGCCAAGGTTACACGGGTTGCTTTGATAAGTTCCAAGTGTGGAAAGAGCCTCTCCCCGATTCCAATATGGAAGACTATACCAACAATTTCAGTGCATATAGTTTCCGGGGAGACACCATTCCATATGAGACTTTATACTTCCGTATGCATACGGATTACCCATTCAATCAACTTGATAAGGGAATATGGATCAATGGAAATCCTTACTTTGCAATATCTTCTTCCGCCAAACTGATGACACTATATGCCGAGCCGAACGCCAATGTGGATTATGTTGTGAGTTCAATGGCTTGGTCTGGTTCGACTAAAATTGTGGATGGCCCATGTGGTCTAGTATCTCAGTCGGTATATCCCTACCAATTTAAGGTTCTTGATTACCCGAGCACATGGGGTATTTCCAAGTACGGCCCAAATAGATTCCGTAACGAGAAAACTCGTTTCATATCACAATCCGTTGAAGCTCGTTTTGATAATTTGGACCGCTCGACGTTCGTTGACCCCAGTGCGATGGCACCCGACTCAAACCAAGTGGGATTCTTCGTTGATCCACAAGATTTCAAGAATCGTGACATCGTTCGTTACTTTGGTAACTTCGATTTCATGGATGCCATTGGAGACCCGGGTTATCAGTTCTCTCAAAGCTATGACTCGTTGAGACTCTTTCGTAAGGAATACTCGACAGACCGAAATCAGTACAGTGGTAGTCGCACACTTTTCAATGAGTTGCTGATAACATACAAGCTGTATTTCAATCGCTCGGTATTTGAAGCTATCAAGAATGTTATCCCCGCAAGAACGAATGCTCTGGTGGGGGTTGTTATTGAACCAACTATTTTGGAGCGTCCAAAGTATCAGTTAAAAGCACCTACGAGTTCGATTGACTATGGGTTTGATGCCACAGTTGGTCATTATGCTCCTAGTACTGGCTCTCTTGTGAGCATGAGTGTGCAACTTATCCCATCTCAATCAATAAATTTGAATATGGAGTATGTTTCCCTTCCAGTTCGAGATTACCCGGTCAATTATGGTGGGAATTACATCCGAGACCTTTCCGACCCATTTGAATTAGGTCATTTTGGGGGCGGAGTTCCAACAAGAACTATTGATTTTATCGGTACTCCTGTGTTTGGAGATGCCCCATTGGCAGTTCAATTTGAGAATCGTTCCTTTGGTGCAAGTGCATATCATTGGGATTTTGGAGATGGGCAATCGGCACTTATTTCGACCAACTTTACGCAGGTGAATCGGGCAAACCCAACGCATAGTTATATACTTCCGGGTCTTTATACTGTAACATTAACAGGATACTATGGACAATATGGCATTCACAAGACTCGCCCCGACTACATCTTGGTTTCGCAGTACCCCATTAGTGCCAATTTTGACGCTAATCCCAAGAGTGGTATTGCTCCGTTGCAAGTCAGTTTTAGCAATCTTTCTTACAACGCAGACACTTATGCTTGGACTTTCAATTCTGGGTCTCCACCAGCAACGAGTATCGTATTTGGCCCAACCCAATCGTTCAACGACCCCGGTATTTATGACGTAAGCTTGGTAGCTTCCGTTCACCCAGCAGGTACTTCCAATGTCTATTCGGCACAGTGCCTTAGTGCAAGTTACATCTATGTTAGTGCGCCACCAAGCAATTGTGTTGGTCCATACTTGCAAGCATTCGCCGGAGGGAACTTCGGCAACAAGTTGTTTAGTCAGCCGTTTGTTTATTCGCTCGGGAACCTTACGACTCCAGTAACTTTCAGTTATAACGTGGCCGAAAGTGCTTCCCGTTACGTCATCACTATCAATGGCAATACACAACTGGATACGTTGTGGCTGTGCAGTGGCTCGGCGAATCAAGCAATGGTGGATAACATTAACAATGCGATGCTCCCGTACGGGGCGAACCCAACGCCATCATATTTATCGGCCTCGTTGAGCAATGTTGTAGCGACTCCGGGCAGTGGAACCATTCATTTCACTAAGATGGAAACGTTCAACTTGACTTATGTTAATGTGTACAATCCGTTCAATACGACTTGCAGTTTCACGATGAGTTGCCCAACTTCGTTACCTCTACTACATGCTCCTCTACCGCCGGTAACGTATTCTTGTAATACTACGGTTGCAGGCAATTCGAACAATACTGAAAATCCACATATATTTGGAATAGACTTTTCTGGATTCCTTTCCGCTAATAGTGTGGTCATTTCATGGACCTGCAACAATCCTATCAGGCTTGTTTTCTACTATCCGGGAACAGCAGCGCCAGTGGCATTTAATAGTAACCTTCTATTTCCTTATGACGGATGGCTAATTGGAGATACTGGGTACGTAGGGGTGGGAGATGTTCGTTTAGCAGCAATTACTTTCTATTTGCCGCAATTCTTTGGAGGAACTATTTTTGGATGGCCAGCTAATTCCAATTACATCTTCGGAGTAGCAGTATATGCTCCAACCCCAAATACAGATTATTCAATTTATGTATCCTATCCTTACTGGTAAATTATGAACGGAGAAATATACTTCAACATGTTTAAGGAACCGCACCCGATTTATGGGAAGTCCGAGTTTCTGCTCAAACGATGGCAGAAGTACACGATTTATGCCAAGTCAGGGTCGTATGAGCGTTCTAACAATCCGGGGGGTAACATGTGGTATTCGGCATCTTATAACCCATCAACTCTTCCTCATACCCAGTCTTTTTACAGATCGGGAAATCTGTATTCCACCAATTCCATCTATTTGTACGATTATGTAGTGGTCAGTGATACATGGTTTTTGAATAATGTCTATACCGCTTCTACGGTGGATTCCACTCCTGCTCCTGATGATCGTTATGACATGGGAACAAATTTGTGGAGTCATAGCATAAACACTTGGCATAATAGCCCAGACGCAAAGACCAACGAATATCTTTTGACGTATGACCCCATTATGTCTCAACCCATTTGGATGGGTGGAGTTGGCCATCCATTCTATGGTCCTCCTATCATTCGCCGAGATGACGGCACATATTTTGAAATCGTGAGCGGATACCCGAGAAACCACTATATCCATAAGCGGGGGCATTTTGCTTTGGAGAGATACATGAGTTATGGATTCATCGGAAGAACCACAACCTCAGCTTCTTACCGAAAGGGTCAACAAACCAATAGCACAACCATTTCTACTACTGGAATTAGTGATGGAAGTGACCCTGTGCAGATAACTCAGGTCACGAACATTGATCTTATCAAGTCCGACAACGTAATTTACCACTAAAAACCAGCGTCTCACTGATACTTATAGATGAGTACCACTTTATAAAAAGCATATGGCAACCTGCGGAATTTACAAGATAGAGAACAACGATAATGGAAAGTTCTATATCGGGAGTTCTGACGACATTCATCGTAGGTTTGGTCGCCATATAAGCGATTTACGCAGAAATAAGCATGACAATGCTCATTTACAGAATGCGTGGAATAAATATGGAGAAAAAAGTTTTGACTTTGAAGTGGTGAGGGAATGTTCTACACTGGATTTGTTAGTAGAAGAGCAAAAAGACCTTGATGTGTGGGTTGGTAATCCCAACTGCTATAATATCAGAGAAAGTGCTGAATGTCCTGTCACTCCCGGCTCTAAACGTCCAGAATGGGTGAAAGAAAAAATATCGGCTGCACAAAGAGGAAAGCCACGATGGACAGAAGAACAGAAAAAACAAATGTCCATAGATAGAAAAGGAAGGAAACCTTCGGCGGAAACTGTTCAAAAACTTAGAAACAGACCGAAATCTTGTTATACGGGAATAGTCAAGGCACAACAACTAAACGTTGGTAGGATTTATTCGGGTGAACATTGCTTGCATATTTCTAATGGGAAACAATTAACCCCAAAAGTATTTACTGATGAGGAGCGAATTCATATAAGAGATGGGGTCAGAAAAGCGATTTTAGAAGGCAGATACCACAAGAATAAAATCCCGAAAGAGGAATATGAAATCATACGGACTTTGTATTTATCCGGCAGAACAAACAAACGACAACTTGCATTCAAGTATGGAATAACTCCAACTTCTATGTCTCGATTACTGAAAAGAATAGGAATATAATATGGCGTACATAGATAACCAAACCGTGACGGTTGATGCAGTTCTTACCCAAAAGGGCCGTCAACTCCTTGCTCAAAATGGTAACTTGAATATAACCAGTTTTGCTTTGGCCGACGATGAAATTGACTACACGCTTTATCAGCCGAACCATCCCAATGGAAGTGCTTATTATGATATTGCCCTGCGTAATACGCCAGTTTTCGAGCCACTGACAGATGAAACGCAAGTGATGAAGTACAAACTCGTCACCCTCAATCAGGGGGTTACGTCTATTCCAGTCATCACCATCGCACAAGATAAAATCCTTGTGACGAAGGATTACACCGGCGACATCATCATTAGCCCCTCGACTAACCCCGCCTACAATTTGCAAGCAGGTTATACAGCCATTCTCGGAAACAAAAATGTTGGTATTTTGATTGTGCAGCAGACAAATGCAGCTAATTCCGTTTCTAACGCCGTTCCAACCTTTGCTGGGGACATCAACATTGCTAGTGCTCAAGTCGTAGTTGGAAACAGTTTTCGGTTCGTTCCAAACAGCGGATTGAATAAAACAACGACCACCAATTTAACGATCATCGGGAATGAATCTGGAGGTAGCACTTCGATTGAAGTCACGGTTACGGTCCCGACATCTATTACGCTATAAGATTATGATATTCAACCAATTCGATCCAAACAAAGACGTTGTAGCTGGTCGTGTAACCCGCATTGCAAGTGGATTTTGGCCAGATGGCTCGCCAAACTGGGACCAAGGAAATTTCACCGATGACTTCTTACGACTTACTGGCTCGGGAACCCCATCGCCTTCATATGGAACGTCGTACTACGATGTGCGTTATACGATGTATTATTTGAACGTGTTTCCAGACCAATCGTCTTATGTCAATTATGACCCCTATTTTTCAGTTGCCTACGGAAATTTCTATGGCAA